CTCCGACGTCATCCCAAATTCCCAGCTCGTTCCACTCACGCAAGGATACCCGTAGCGTTTTTCGGGTCCTTTTTCTCGCAACCATTCGCCGTATAACAGGAGGTGAATCCCCATTATCAAGCAATAAACTCTGCTGCTCGGAACTCGAGAGCAGACCATGGGTACTGCGATCCAGCAAATCAAGACTGGCTGGTAGCATACCAATGGCACTGGGAGTAACCGCATCAGCCCTTTCAGGCCAGATGCGGAGGGCCCAATGGTCCCATGTGAACGACTCACCCTTGCGGGTGCCAGGCGCAGTTCTCGCGAGCTGCGGATGGACTTCGTCGAACGACCCAATAAAGGCATCGTCGCCGAAACCGTCACAGATGGTTGGTTCAGTGCATTCGAAGTGTTCCCGGATCCATCGGAGAAGGGCTTGCGCCCGACCGCCGAATGATCGCCGATAGGCCGCATCGCAGACGAAACCGCGTTGCAGCCACCTCATCAGGTTATTGTGGAGAAGAAACAAGTCTCCACAGTCCTTAATAGGGCCTCGAATGTAGAAGGGCGTTACGTCGTTACCGCTCAGGTAATGCTTTCCACAGCTTTCCCTGAACGGCCCGCTGACGTGCGTCTTCTTAGGATTGGGCGTGAAGCCACAACCCTGAAGCGCACACAAAACGGACTCTACGCACACAGACGGGACTACGATATCATCCCCGTATACGAGTAGCCGACGGTCCTCAACAGAAAGGAGAGACATCACAGCCGAACAGATTCCCCAGAAGATCAGGGTTTCCAACTCGAATGTAAAGCCATTTCCCATACTGCTGAACTTCCGGTAGAGTATCTTCTCTCCGGAGTCAAGAACTCCGAACTGACTTCGGCACTGCTCAAGTGCCTGAAGCCAGTCGGGGGGCAGCAGCTGCTCGACGATTCCGATGCTGATTGTGTCGGAAGCAGCCTTCAAGTCGACAGTGGCCAGCGAACCATCCAAGGACCCAACAAGGGCACCAAGCTGATTCGCTGATTGCGAGTTGAGGTTTATACCTACCCTTTTGAGACGAGAGCGAATGACTGAACCGATCCCTTTCTGGAGATACATTCCCATAAGGGGTTCGATTGCGATCACACGGTCACGCTTATAGTTCTTAGGGACAGTGGTGACGCGATTTGACGGGTTTGGAACAACGCACCCGCCCACCTCAATAAGAGACCTGCACCAAGCAGGCCGCCCGGCCAGAACGGCTAAGGCAATGGGGATCGCGGAAGGATTCACGTCGAGGTTAGCCTCGAACTTAGACCACTTGGATGCCTTGTCCCGTGACAGCGCGAAGCTGGCTCCGGGGCCGAACGACATGCAAGAATCCGCTTCAGACCAATCAAACTTACCAAGGAGGTGCTGTATTTTCCGAGCAGCGGTGAAAATCACCGCGTCGAGGGTGACACCATCACTTACGTGATAATTCGCCCTGTACAGTCCTGATCTCAGGAGCTGATTATATCTGCCACAGACCTCTTCCGATTCACGGAATAGCACGAGGGCTGCATCACGCCGAGACCTGGAGGATTGCTTATCTCCAGGATCGTATTTAGAAGCCACCTCAGACCACAAATAGTGGCACCGAAACGTTTCTTCATCAAGTGATGTAGCTGGGAGTTCCATATCCCAAGCTAGCCCGCACGGACCAGGGCCGCCAATAGTTTGCACAAGGCGGCTGTAGAATTCGTGCAGGTCGAGGGGTCGATGACGCAAGCGCCGAGAAGAGCGACGAGCAGGAGTACGCATAAGGAGCCCTTATAGACATACGGAAGGCCGGCGAGAAAACTCCGCCGGTGATGGTGAGGACGACCAGTCCGCTTAACGCGGCGGGTCGCCATCGACCACCATTTCGGACGCGCGCGCCGACGCCAGGAAGTTCTTGGCGTAGGCGAGCAGATCCTTCCTTTCCTGCGCCGTGCTGCGACCGGACGTCTTAACGACGATATCGATCTCGCAGAAGTACGGCGTACGGGGGGCCTCGCCGGAGGGTTGCTCCACGAACGGGACACGCAGAGTGATCTTGTGCTGCGTAACGCCGTTCGGATCCTTCGGGAAGGCAGTGGCGGTCTTGAGGGTATGCGCGCCCAGCGGGATGGATCCCGAGGGAACGTAGACCCAGGTCCAGCGGCCATCGATGTTGGCGACAGCCTTGAAGGTACGTAGGACCGGGGTGCTCTGACCGTCGTAGAGGGTGGTATCGGTGAAGGAACTCATGGGTAACTCCCATTGGTGTTTCGGATTGGAGGGTGCTGAGTTACTTGAGCTGTGCCCCGAAAAAGGCGACAGCATTCAGCGCATGTTTAAGGGTGAACGGGTTCTTCAACCCAGGCAACCCGGGGATAGGAAAACTGGTGATACGGTACCTACGGTACTGCATACACTCGCGAGAGCCGTTGATAACGGACTTCCCGTGATTGTCATCAGCACCAGTAAAAATGGTCCGACACACAGTCCTTTCCATGGTGTAACCGGAATAGAATTTCCAACCGGCCGTTGTGGCCCACGAATCAATCCAGTCTCCGAGCGGCCAAACCCAGTCGATAAAAAGACTTTTCGACCAGAGTTCGTACGCCAAGAGGGGAGGATTATTGATTCGGAGGGCAGCGGCACGGATAAGAGCCTCATTCTCCGGAGTGACCACCAAGACACAACGAGCAGAACACAGCTCGCTGTAGATGAGCGTACGGGGCAAATAGCCCGTATTGAGTTCGCCCACCTCACGTGTCGAGGAAAGATCCCCTTCTTTCGAGACACCTTTAACAGTAACAAGCGGCTGAAGTTGATTGCCGCGCATTACCATCTGCACCGCCGCATCGATATCACTGATGAGCGGTGCCGCCCCGTAGTTCCAGGCCAGGATGTTCTCAGAGATCCGTCTTGCGACGGAGTTCTTATGCAGACCAAGGTGGCGAAAAGCCTCCTTCCACTTCCTGGACCAGAAGGCCCAGCGCCTTGCGTTCATCCCACCACGACGATATGCAGAAATCGCATCTCGCGCGGCGCGATAAGCGTAGGCAAGAGAAAACAAGCGGTCACCTATCAAATCGAAGGACTGTTGCCTTTCGGCGATGTCCTCCAGGAGGTTGAATCCATCATCGGCGAGCTTCTGCCGAGCCTGGATGATAGCCTCATTGAGAAGGTGGGGTCTGTAACCTGGAGCTTGCCAACCAACCGCCTGCGATGACCCCGTAGACACGGTGTAGAGATCGCCCGACCATTCGGTCGAGCCCTTCACCCACGTGCCGTAGGGACCAAGCTGGTGGATCTTAGATGCCGAATAGGTGGTCGGGTGTAACCAATCCCGATCACGCACGCCGGGGACCGGATCAGCGCGTACCAGGTACTCGTAGAGCTTAGTGGTCGAGTAGTACCCGATGAGGGCACCATTGACCTTGACGCTGTACCGACCTGGATCTGCAATTTCTCGAATCCTCGACATGGCACACCTAAGATGAAGATGGTTGGGCTACTATGGACCGCATAGTCGGTTTGCGCCAAAAGCAGCTGGCGCCGCTGGGACCCGTTTTAATTGGGCCCGGTGAGATGTCACAGAGATGTGACATAGAGCAGTCACCCCTACTGGGGGTGGC